ACCGATACTGTACTCCTGTATTGGTGTTGGTTATGTATTGTACATTTGATTCTGCCGCACTGTCAAATACCACTTGCCATGTGCCGTTGTACTCTATGATGTCATTGGAATACGCAACCAAATCGCCCCATACTTCGCTGCCGTGCAAGTTGGCTGCACTGCCAATGTGGTCAGTTAGCAAGTATCTAGTGCCAGCAACAGGATTCAGCAATGCACTGTCTACTACCACATTCACAGGATTGATAACAGCATCAATTGCGGTGACGGTATTTGATGGCATGGTATCTTCTATTGGATCAAACAACAACACAGTAGGATCAGTTGGGTGATACATGATCAAACCGATCAATTCTGTTCCTGTGGGCAATGCCAATCTGATTTCACTTTGCCCAGTCACCAATGTGCCGTATATTTCTATCACAGCCTGCCAGGTTTCGGACGGCGTAACTTTGAGTAAAGTACCATCTTCCAGTGCAATTTCTTGCTGCTTTAACAGCTTGAGCTGATTGCCTGAATAGTACACACCGTAGTTGACCGGCGACACCACCACTCGCCCAACCAGGTTAGACAATATGGTATCTTCGTTGAATGCACCTTGTTCGTCGTAAATGCTGTTGATAATTTTTTGTATAACACCCAGGCGCTTGACCTTGGCAGGACTGCTGATCCAGATGGGCATTTCGAATGTCAATGTGGCAATGTCAATGGGTTCTTCGGTACCGGCCGGAACAGATCTTGAAGTCCACAACACATCTGTCAGCAGTACAAAAGATAGACTGGTCCAGTCAATGTAATTGTCTGTGCTTTGTATTTCTAAACTGGGATTAAACAGCACAGCAATTTGTTCAATCAGCTGCATCTTTTGTTCAGTGCTGCTGGTCCAAATATCTAACTTGATGCCTAACTTGTATGGAACCGGCATCAGTCTCTCTACGGTGTAGCTGTCACCTTGATTGCCTGAATACAGGCCGGTATTGGCATCATATTCTCGCATGCGAAGATTCATCTTGCTCACAAAGTTGGGCTCTTGCATACGACTTTGTTCGTAGGTCAATGCACTGATGTATGCAGCCATTGCTGGCACAGCGTTCAAGGTATTTTCGCTGTTGCCTTTCAGTATAACCTGAGCTTGTCTGCTGGAATCTCCGTAGTATACAGGCACACGCTGTAGTGTCCTGGTACCGTCACGATCCTTGCCAAACTCAACTTCAAAGTTGCTGACGATTCTGATAAATTGAACTAGGAATCTTCGAAGTTGACCATCATAAAAATATTGTTGCATTAATTATCTGCCTTTGGTTTAAGTGCCTGGCTAAGGCTTTGGCGCACACTGACATTACCAGAATTATTAGTGTAAGTCTCTGTATTGTTGACAAAACTACTGCGTAGAGTGGTGTTGTCTGGTCCTGGTGTCAATGTGGTTCTAACATTGTCCTCAATCTTGACCCATCTACGACCATCGTATCTGAACAGTCGATTGGGCAAATAGTCTGTTCGAAGGGCATAATCACCTACAAGTGGGTTTCCTGGGAACGAAATACCAGTTGTAACTGGCAAGCCATTTGGTGTTTGTCCTGAACCGGTCAAGTATCCGTGTACAGTATCATTGGGACTGGCGGTGCCAGCCGAAGAATCAATCGTGCCCGAGTCAGCAGTGACATTGCCACTGTCTGCAGATATCCCTGCTGGATCTTCTGGGTAGCCTTCTGGTCCTACAGGCTTGATGTACAAATAACTGTTATCATAGCCCGAATACGGAACATTGGTTTCTGCTTCGCTAAGGATAGCGTCGTTGATTTCTTGATACTTGCTGATAATGCTGCTTACATTGCCCAAGGTTATATTGCCGCCTGTGGGATCAAGCTCATTGTCCACAGTGATTTGATTCAGTATGTCTTTGTATTCTTGACTATCAGTCAACGGGTTAATTTTACAACGCCACAGGTGTGGCCACCAACTTGGGCTGTACCCTTCGGCTGCATTATTGCAATCACTGATCACGTAGTATCGTTTGAGGGCCACTGGCAAGCTGTCGTCCAATGGGTAGTAATCTTTAAGGTGCATCAATTCAATCACATCGCCGGACATGAGTTTTCTACCAATTGTTTCAACCATGTCGTTGATATGAAACACAATAAACAAGGTACCAGTTTGTAGAAACATACCAAACTGACTTAGGTCAAATGTGACATCTTGTGTTTGGTAAATGCCACGCATGGTATAAATGCTGGTGTCGTATTTGCGATCACGATTTTCCAAGAACAACAAATCTTGTATGTTCAGTGCAGAGTCATTGAGGTAACTGGGCTTGGTTGCTTCGGTGTAAAATTTAATAACTGCAGCAGATCCAACAGCAGTGGTAGTGGCAACAGAAAGTTGCACTGTGGTAGCAGTTTTTGCTGCCACTTTGGCACCGTTTGGAATTCCGGTGCCTATCACATACATGCCCAATTGCACATCGGCAGTTGATGAGAAGGTCAGGGTCACGCCAGTTGCACCTTGTGCTGCACTGGTTGTTTTCACTGTGTTCTGTTCTGTGGGACCAAGGTACTTGTGTACCAGAATTCCAGTACCACCTAAGGTGAACATTTCACTGGCTCGACGATCAAAAAATTTGTAATCGTTGCTGTGTTTCCCATCTTTCCATAAACTTAATCTTGGCACAATTGCATCCTTAGTATCTAGTATTTAGTTTGGGTACAGTTTGACACAAAATAGCCATTTTGCTATAATTAGGGTTATGCTTGAATTTAATTCATTAAATGATTGGCCCTTAGTAGATCAACAACTTAGGCGCAATGTACAGGCCATACACAACTACAGCCACCGCCGCACTTGCCAAAAAATGTTGCAAAATTTGCAAGATGCAATAACCCTGCTAAGTAAAGCAGAAATCTCCCAGCGTAGAACCGGGTACAACAACGATTATGTTGCTGCATTAGCAACAGTTCAGCACAATCTATCACATTTGCGACAGTGGCTCATGTTTGCAACTCTGATTGACACAAACCCTGAATAGTAGTATAATAGTGTTTTACTGATAGTAAAGGAACTGACATGGCATTACAGCAAAGCATAAAAGCGCCGCGCAAGCAGGCAGCAAAAGCACGAGATCCGATGTACAGCGATGAAAAGTACACAGGACGTGAGCCAGTGTGGGATACAGAACGTGCGTTAAAAATGACGCAAGATGAGTTTGATCATTTCTTACGCAAAAGTTTCACTTACTACAACTATTACTTTGCGCAAAAAGATCTCAAAAAGCACATGGTCAAATGGATGCAGGAGAATGGCTACAGTAAACCGGATGTGAGTGCGTTTATACGCAGCCCAGATCGTGCTGTGCCCATGACAGTGTATGGTTTGCTAATGTCGCATCGTCAAGGCATGCCATTTCGTGAAAAAGAACTCAAGTATGTCAAAGAGCAAATTGCTACAGCATTGGCACAGGCAGATGGCGATGTAGTAGAAAGTGCAACTGGCGCAGCTATGCCTGCGGCCGAAAAGACAGTGGTCAAAATAGTTACTATCCAGGACCGTCTTAACGAGAAAACAAGTGAGCACTTGGCTTACTTTGAAGGATTGTACGATGATGTAGTAACAGGCGGTACAGTTGATCCTCGAGCATTTGATTACTTGACTGCTAACACAGTACCGCAGAGTCAGATCAACAAGTTTGTTGACTTGATTAGTGCTCGCAAAGCCGAATTAGGTGCAGCACAGGGCAAGCTGTTTGAAGATCATGTTGAGTCATACCGTCACTACAAAGCGGCGGACTATAAACGACATCATGCATTTTTGGATGCTATATTAGATGCACTTGAGCAATATCGTGGCGTCAAAAAAGCAACCAAAAAAGCTCGAGTCAAACGTGCGCCCAACAAAGAAAAAGTTGTCAGCAGGCTCAAGTACATGAAAGAAGATAAAACACTCAAGTTGGTCAGTGTCAACCCTGTGGACATTGTGGGCGCACAAGAGCTGTGGGTGTACAATACCAAAACACGCAAATTGTTCAAGTACATTGCAGACAGTTTAACAGGGCCGCTTGGCGTCAAAGGCACAAGTGTTATTAACTTTGATACTGCTAAATCCGTAGGCAAAACACTACGCAAACCCGACGAAAAACTTAAAGAGTTTGCAAAAGCTACTAAGATACAGCTACGCAAATTTCTAGACGAAATCAAAGCGGCTGAAACGTTGGCCAACGGCCGCATTAGCGAAGATACTTTACTGCTGCGAATCAACTAACTAGCCGGTGTCCTGGTAAATACATTACTAGGACACTTTAATGGCTACAGCAGATACAACTTCATTTTACGCTAACGGCGTATTGATCACAGACAGTTTATACAATCCCGCCACCGGCACGGGTGTTGGACATATAGCATACGACCCCGACGAAGAGTTAGGCATCGTTACTGCACCAGATTTACAAACGGATAATTCCCATCGCAAAGACATAATTGATTATATCAGATTGCGTTTGGCAGATGGTATTGTGGACGTGGAACTTGACAAAGAACACTACGAACTTTCAATTGATCAAGCATTAAATCGTTACAGACAATTGGCCAGCAATAGCCAAGAAGAAAGTTACGCATTTTTAAAACTCAAACCCGAAACACAAGAATATATACTGCCTAAAACTGTCATGGAAGTACGTGCTGCATATCGCCGAGGAATTGGATCAGTAACTGGTACAACTGCTAGTCAATTTGAACCATTTAGTTCAGGGTATTTAAACACTTATATGTTGGTAGCAGGCCGAGTTGGCGGATTGTTAAGCTATGAACTATTTGTCGATTATCAAAAAATGAGCATGAAAATGTTTGGTGGTTATTTAAACTTTCACTTTAACAAGACTACAAAAAAACTAACACTGATTCGAAAAATTCCTTATGCTGGTGCAAATCAAAATGAGGATTACATGGAAGATTGTTTGTTGCATATCTATAACTATAAACCTGACAGTATGTTGTTTAACGACTATCAAGCCTATCCATGGTTACAAGATTATGCTTATGCGTTTGCTAAATCAATACTAGGTGAAGCACGAGAAAAATTTGCCACTATTTCTGGACCGCAGGGTGGCACGCAATTAAATGGTGCCAGCTTAAAAGCTGAGTCCGCTGTAGAAATGAAAGATCTAGAACAACAATTAAAAAATTATGTTGATGGGTCATATCCTCTAACTTGGGTAATTGGGTAATGAAGATCAACGATATTATTACAGAAGCAAATAAAGCAGGTAAGTTGCCAAAAAGATACCAACAAGCAACCAAGGGCCTAAACAAATTCACCGATGGTGATCATTGGAACAGCGATTACACTCAATATCGTCTAGGATTGGCACTAGCACAGACTGATGGCAAGACCATGCCTGACGTGGACAAAGAAAGCTGGATTGGCAAAAGCAAAGTTGCTATACCATTCAGCAAACAAGAACAGGACATGTTAAATTTGGCATATAAAGCAGTAAATGCTGA